CAACGAAGGGTGATGTATTTATGGCAAGAAAATTTAATGTCAATCAGTTTAATCAAATTTTAGAACAATATAATCAGAAATTACGGGCAACTATTATATCTGGAGAATTACTTCAATTGAGCAATAATGTAATATTGACAGATACTGCTGAAATTCGAAAATGTAAGCGCCGAGTCATGAACTTACAATTGGAATACTTGAAACGATTTGATAAAATTTATCAAGTTGATAGAACACAGGGAAAAGTATTCGAGTTGGACGCTAGAAGAGTCGGTAACGTAAAAGGTGGAAAATCTTGTCAACAGGCTCATGGTAATAAAATAAAACAAAATCTTAATACAGGTGATCCTTGGAATAAGGGCAAGAAATTGCATTATAATGTATGGAATAAGGGCAAGACAAAGGATACAGACTTTCGGCTTTTGGAAATTAGTAAATCAAGAATGGGTGAAGGTAATCCTATGTATGGAGTATTACATTCAAATGAATATAAACAAAGTCAAAGTGATCGTATGAAACAACTAATATTAAGTGGAGAGTTCACACCAAACAGTAATAATTCGAATACACACTGGGAAAGTAGTTTTAATGGTAAAAGATATCGCAGCTCATGGGAAGCAATTTTTCAAGCGCACTATCCAGGGGCAGAATATGAAACATTGCGTATTCCATACCATCATGATGGTAATAGGTATATCTATATTGTTGATTTTGTTGACCATAATAACAAAATTGCAATTGAAGTAAAACCATCTACTATGATAAAGGAATCAAAAACTATATCAAAAATAACAGCCTTGGAAAAATGGTGCCAGGCCAAAGGATACACTATGCTAATTGCTGATGAAAAATATTTGAAATCATTAAGTATACCAGCATTAGAGTTGTTTGATGATATCACAAAGGAAAAGGTGAAGAAGTTATATGAAATTAGTTAACCGTAAGAAAATTGAGAAACCAAGCACTGTATATAATCTACAAGTAGAAAATGATCACAATTATATAGCAAATGATGCTGTTGTAAAAAATTGTCACGGCGCGAAAGCTGACGTATTGCTGAAATTGCTTATAGGACCGTTTTGCAACATTCCAATTCGTTGGGGTCTGACAGGCACTGTACCGCTCGACGAGCACGAAGCCATTGGTCTCACTGTAGGGCTTGGTCCTATTGTGGGCGATCTTGCAGCCAAAACACTGCAAGATGATGGAGTGCTGAGTAACTGTCATATTGATATTATTCAGATGCAGGATGCAGTTGCATATGACAACTACCAGTCCGAGCTCAGTTACTTGACAACAGACAGTGCAAGACTAGATTATATGGCTGAGATGATCCTCAAGATTGCTGGCGAAGGTAACACGCTTGTCCTGGTTGACAGAGTAAAAGCTGGCCGTGGATTACTTGAGAGACTGCCAGAAGATCGCGCTGTGTTTGTAAGCGGCGCAATGAAGAATGAAGATAGGCGCGGGCACTACAAGGATATTTCCAAGTCAGACGACAAGATCATTGTTGCTACATATGGCGTAGCTGCGGTGGGTATCAACGTCCCGCGTATCTTTAACATGGTGCTGTTGGAGCCAGGCAAGAGCTTCGTGCGCGTGATTCAGAGTATCGGGCGTGGACTACGTAAAGCTGACGATAAGGATTTCGTCAACATATATGATTTTACATCCAGTGCAAAATTTTCAAAGCGTCATCTTACCACACGCAAGAAATTTTATACCAAAGCGCAGTACCCATACAAAATACACAAGGTCAATTGGCGAGAGAATAAACTCGCGAAGATTTTCAAAGACGAGGATCAATTCAGTGACATCGTAAAAAAAGGAATAAAGAAATGATAGAGATTATAGAAAAAGATAACGGTAGAAAAATATACCTAATAGATGTAGGCAGCTTGCCTCCAGTTGATGCACTTGCATTAATAACAAAATATCAGATTCAGTATGGATCAGGAACACAGAAATGAAACAAACACAAATTGACGACATAAACTTTTTTTTAAAAAAAGGTACACTGAAATCATATCAGCAGTCACAAATACTTCTTGCAGCGGCAGTCGAGAAGAAGTGGCAAGAAGATTTTGATCAGACCCGGACTGTTCCATATTTCCAAAAGGAGGATAAATG